TGCGGGGTCTTTTGCTTTCCCTGCCGTTCTTAGAACAGTGATGATGGATGCGTATGAAAATGGGGATATAGATAGTTTCTCCAGATTTTGGGACCTATTTACAGAAACCACATATGAGGGGGCTAAAGGATGGTTAACGGGGGCGGCTACGGGGGGTGCACGTCTAGCAGTAGCTCCAATAGCCAATAAACTTCCAGGGGTCTTCCTAGGTAACACACTAACAACAGCTACGGAAATTGCCACATTTACAACGGTGGGGGCTGCACTAGAGGGTAGGGTTCCAGAGCCAAAGGAGTTTGTGGTAGGCGCAATCGCTGTAGGCGGTCTTAAGGCGGGGGCTAAGATAGCTAAGACCACCCAACAAAGTTACAGGTCTGTAAGGGATAAGTTACAAGATATATATGCGTCTAACGGTAGGCGACCCCTTGAAGTTATGGAAGATTCCGCACAAGCGCATACTATTAGAGAGGACCTAAATTCTATTAATATTGAAACTCCTAGAGAGTATCAGACTAGGGAGCAGGCGCAAAAAGCGGCGGATACGACGGCAGATTCTTTGTCTAGAGAGACATTAGAGTTTAAAAAGCTTAATGAAGAATGGGTAATGTCAGAACCGGGAGAAGCTTTTGGTGAGCTATCTATAGAAAGTATGGTCAGAACCCAGCATACTCCAGAGTTTTTAGAAGGAACTTATAATAGACTTCTTGCAGAGCACGGGCTGGATACTTTACATACGTCTGAACGAACGATACTTAGACAGTGGGTTGAGTCAGCTACGGGGGATATCACCCGATTAGACCACCTTTTTGTCCCTCTTAACGAGCCACTGGTTGTGTACCATGGATCGTCTACTAGGGGCCTTAACAAGCAGGTGTCCGGTAGTTTGGCCCCAGACGTTGCTTTTACACGTGCAGACAAAAATTATGGGGAAATGTATCGTATAGTGTTACCAGCTGGGACTAGGGTTGCGCTCCCCTCTAAATCAACCCCTACTAAAGCTCTACAAAGTGAATTAGAAGTAGTTATACATCCAGAAAACAGAATAGAGGTTGTACGCGATCTGGACCTTTCTGAGCCAGTAGTAGAAACCGTAGCTGATCCTTCAAGACGTGAATTTATGAAGCAAACTGGTGCGGCTTTAGCTACAGCAGCTGTGAAAAAGATCGTACCTATTAGTGAATTAGTTCCACCCCCAGCAAAAACTGTAGCCAAAGATAACTCTGTAATTAGTTTAATACCCAGAGAAGCATTTGACGCTAGTAGGGAGTTATCATCGTTTTTTCTTCCTCGTTCTTCTGCGATAAAAGAAATGAAGCAATTAGGAATAAATGAAAAAGATTTTGAGGTGCTTACGTTTCATAAAGACAGTGCCGTTAAAACGTGGGAAGAACTTAGTAAATCGTTAGACCAGACTGAAATGAGAGAGATTGGTAGAGATATTATAGTTATTACTGATAAAAACGAAATTTTAGTAGACAGGGTTATTACTGATAACAAAGTTAATAAAGAGTATGAAAGGGCTATAGAGGAGGGAGATGAGTGGGGAGCTTATATATATCCAAAATATGTAGAAAAAGGTTGGCATGTATTAGAACAATCAGACGTTTTTCACGGAACAAGTTTAAAAAAGGCCTTAGAATTTGATTCCGCTAGTATTGAAGCTCTTGCAGAGCGCATATCTGCTGAACGTGGAGGAAATAAACAAGAGATAATTAAGGAGATAATTGAGGAGGAGTTGCCGTTTGGATTAGCGGAAAGCCACCCTAATACTGCCAAAACAATAGCTGAGTCTATTTACGCTGAGGCGGAAGCAAAGGCAATATTAAAATCTGGGGAGGGGCGTTTAGCTGGTGCAGGTCCTGAGGATGTACAATTAGAGGCCCCTGCAGAAACTCCTGCGTTAGAGGCCCCTAAATTAAACGTACAGCGCATTGGGGACGCTAGAGTAGTTAGAAGGGATGCTACTACGGAAGTTAGTGAACGAATATCGGTAGGAGAACCTTCTGGGCCAAAACGCAAGTATGGTTGGAACGAAATATACCGCGATCTGTGGGATGACTTACACCCCTTAAATCAGGTGGTAAAGGCTATTACTAACGGAGAAAAGATTCCTGCAAACACGGACCCATATATTTTGGCTAGAAATCTTAAGGGCGTGTCTGGTGTTGGAGATCACTTTTTAGAATTCGGTGCTTTAGATTTTGCTACTAAATCCCCAATCGGGGAACCTTTAAGAGATATTATTCGGCCTATAGATCGGAGGGGGGAGCTACAAGCGTTTAGGGAGTACGCCATAGCTAGAAGAGCACTTGAAATGGAAAGAAAGTCCCCTCCGGTGGAGTCGGGTTTTGATCCTGTAATGTCGGCGGAGATAGTTAAAAAGGGGAACGCTAAGTTTGATGCCCCGTTTGCAAGATTAAGAGAGTACCAGACAAGACTATTAGAATATGTACGAGATTCGGGCCTCTTAAGCCAAGAGCAATTTATAGCTATGCAGGAAGCTAATGTAGACTATGTGCCATTTCATAGAGTAATGGACCCTGGAAAATCAGGCGGCTCCGGTATGCGGGGAAGTAAACCTACCAGTTTAAGAAAACAAACGGGGTCTGTAAGACGGGTTATTGATCCGATTGAATCGATAATGAGAAATACATACGTTCTTACCACTCTGGCTGAAAGAAACAGGGTGATGAACGCAGTTGTAGAGCTGGCCGAAACTAGGCCGGATTTAGCGTATGTAGCTAAAAAGAAGGCGGCTACAACAGCTACTACAATAAAAAGTAAAGAGTTACAAAAACTTTTAGAACCATATCTAAAAGATGAATCTATACGTATGTCGGAAGAAGATATAACCGTCTTTCGTAAAAAAGTATTTATTAATGACACTAATCTAGTTAGGTTTAAAGACGGTAAGCCAGAAGTGTATGAAGTAGACCCCATGTTGATTGAAGCATTGGGGGCTATGGATAGGGCTACTTTAGATGCTACCGTTAAGATATTGGCTCTTCCAGCAACTATGTTACGTACTGGAGCCGTATTGTCTCCGGATTTTATGGGCCGTAATGCTGTTAGGGATACTATCCAGGCTAGTATATACTCAAAAGACGGTTTTATCCCCGTAATTAGTACCCTTAATGGTCTAGGCCACGTGTTGGGCAGAACTAAAGCGTACAGAGAGTGGGTAGCAAATGGTGGGCAATTTGCGCACCTTCAGTCTATAGATAGATCGTATCATCAAAAAGGCATGAAAGAATTATTACAAAGCGTTCCAGTGCGTAACGTTGTAAAAAATCCTATAGAAATGTTACGAGCAATGTCGGGGCTGGTAGAACAAAGCACTCGTGTTGAAGTATTTAGGCAGAGAGCTAAAGCAGCTCAGAAAAAAAGAAAGTGGCTTGGACTACGAAAGGGGGAGGATAAACCCCGTATAGAGGCCTTAACTGAAGCGGCATTTGAATCTCGTGATGTTACTTTAGATTTTCAAAAATTTGGAGCCAAGACCCGATCTCTTAATGCTATGTCTGCTTTTTTTAATGCTTGGATGCAGGGGCAGCAAAAAATAGTATCCAACTTTAAAAACCGTCCAGTGGCAATGACGGCTAAAGTCTTCGCAGGTCTAGTAATACCTTCTGCTACATTATACATTATTAATCGGAAAGAACAATGGTATAAGGATTTGGCGCAGTGGGAAAAAGACATATACTGGCATATTGAATCAGAGGGAGTTATATGGCGAATACCCAAACCTTTTGAGTTGGGGCTAATATTTGGTACGGGTACGGAACGGTTTTTAGAGCACATGCTGGAAGACGATCCAAGAGCTACTGATGAATTTTTATGGTCCCTTGGTAAAGCGGTTGTTCCTAATTTGATGCCACAGGCTTTAGGCGTACCCCTTGAGGTATGGGCAAATAAAAGTATCTTCTTAAATAGGCCCATAATACCAAGAGATAGAGAAAAAATGCTTCCTCCCTACCAGTATTCTTTATATACTTCTGAAACAGCAAGGGTAATAGGAGCATTGGTAGGTACGTTACCTGTTGTTGGTGAAACAAAGGCGGCATCCCCCGCAGTTGTAGAACACGTAATTAGGGGCTGGACAGGGGGTTTAGGTAAATACGCCATGGATTTAATGGATAAGGCATTGGTAAAGTCAGGATTATCCCCCGATTTTGTAGAACCTACCCCTGCATATTTGACTAATATTCCTCTTATTAAGGCGTTTGTTACTAGATACCCGTCAATGAATACTAAACCTATTGAAAGGTTTTATAAAGAGTATAATAAAAGAGAACGGGTAGTAAATACATATAAAAAATTATTCCAAGAAGGCCGCATAGAAGAAGGCCGCAATGTGTTTGTTGATGCCGCGCAAAGAGGAAACATTGTACGTTTAATGGGTGTTAAAACAGCTATAAGTAACCAATCCAAAATGATACGTAATATTCATAGAATAAAGTCAATGGAAAATATGACTAAGCAGCAATTAGCGGATTGGAAACGAGAGCAAATTGACGTTTTATATGTTCAAATTAATTCAATAGCTAAATTGGGGTTAGAATTAGTAAAAACTATTAAAACTGAAGTAGATTGATTTTTAAGCTTTTATGTGTTAGAATGTCAATGGAGCAGAGCAAATGACACTAGCGGCAACAACAACTGAAGTTTCATACACGGGCAATGGAAGTACAACTGCTTTCACTGTTACGTTTGCCTTTTTTGGTACGGGCACAAACGCAGAGCTAGAAGTAATTGAACGTACAATAGCTACAGGCGCAGAGACTACAAAAAGTAACGGATCGCACTATACTGTAACAGGGGGGTCTGGGTCTACTGGTACTGTAACTGCGGCATCCGCACCAGCTGACACAGTACAATGGCATATTCGTAGAAAAACTACCCAGACTCAAGGCACAGACTATGTAGAAAATGACGAGTTCCCTGCAGACAGCCATGAAAACGCCCTTGACCGTTTAACTATGATCGCGCAAGAGCACGAAGCTGATTTAACAGACGCTTTTACTTTCCCCCCAAGTTATACAGGCGGGGCATCAACCACAGTGCCAGAACCTACAGCAAATAGGGTTCTGCAATGGAACTCAGATGCCGATGCGCTTGTTAACGGGTCAGAGGTTGCGTTGCCAGCTTCATTGACAGCAAGCACCTTTATTCAAGTTAATACAGGTGCCACCAACTACGATATGAAAACGGCGGCACAGGTGTTTACCGCACTGCTTGCCACAGAGGGCAACGGCATGATTGCCCACGCTGGATCGGGTGCGGCAGAACCACGCACGATTACCGGCACTAGCAATCAGATTACGCTTGTCAACGGTGATGGCGTAAGCGGCAACCCAACAATTAGCATACCTGATGCTATTACGTTTACTGGCAAGACGATCACAGGCGGCACTTATTCCAGCATCGTTGCAACGTCAACGATGGCGGGTGACCCGTCGTCTGCTATGCATATCGCCACGAAACAGTATGTCGATTCTGTAGCCGCTGGGCTTCGCACCAGACTTACGGTCAGGGCCGCAACAACGACGAATATTACGATAGCGACTGCCCTTAATAATGGTGACACGCTAGATGGTGTGACGTTAGCTAACGATGATTTAGTCTTGGTAAAAGACCAAAGCAGTCAGGCTGAAAACGGTATATATAAGGTTGCATCATCCCCCGCTAGAGATACTGAAGCAGATACTTGGGATGAGGTTATTGGTCAGCTTATTTCGATACAAGAAGGCAGTGACAACGCTGACGATCTCTATCTTTGCACCGCAAATACGGGTGGTACTCTCAACTCCACGGCAATCACCTACACCAAAATTTACCCAGGAAGTGGCGGCACGGTGACAAACATCGCCACGGCTGGATTGGCAACAGGCGGTGCTATCACATCGACGGGCACGATCACGGTGGATATTAACGCGCAGAGCGCGTTGAGCGGAAGCCCTGTCGCGGCGGATGCGTTTGCCATTTACGATGCCAGTGCAACGGCTCACAAGAAGATTACAACGACTGAATTATTTGGCTCGACTGAACTAACAGCTACTGCGCGGGAGTATACAAAGACGCAAAACTTCAATGCTACAACATTGAGCGACGGTGCAAACATTAGTTGGGATTTGTCGCAGAACCAAGTCGCCGTCGTCACGTTAGCTGGAAATAGGACCCTCGATGCGCCATCTAATCAAGTTGCAGGGGCCACATACATTCTGATTGTTAAACAGGATGGCACGGGCAATCGGACACTGAATACCAGCGCGTCAGCCTATAAATTTCCGGGCGGCACTGAACCAACTCTTAGCACAGGTGCAAACGCTGTAGACATTTTGAGTTTTGTTTCAGACGGCTCATCCATGTTCGGCGTAGCGCAGTTGAACTTCAGCTAATGTTCACATTTCCTTTCACCATGATGTCCAGCGCGGATGACGCATATTCTCCCGCAGCAGCTTTGTGGTTTGATGGTGGCGCAGATTATTTAATTCGTGATCCAGCTTCTAGTGGCAACAGACGAACCTTTACGTTTAGTTGTTGGCTTAAACGATCCGCTATAGGGTCTGCTGGCGGCACTACTGGAAACAACATTTTTGGGGCTGACCGGACAAGTAGTTATTCAGACAGGTTCATGTTTGGTACTGCCGACGACGGAAATGATTGGCTAGAGTTTTCCTGTAACGACGGTAGCTCTGGAGCTTGCAGAACGTCAGCTTTATACCGCGATCCAACGGCATGGATGCATGTGCTATGGGTCATTGATACAACGCAATCAACAGATACAGACCGTGTTAAACTTTATGTAAATGGTTCTATAGTAGCGTTTAATTCACCTAGTTATCCCACCCAGAATTTTGATACATATATTAATTATACGGAGAACCAGACCATAGGTGTCCGACCGGGGACTCTCACCCAACAGCACTACGGCGGCTATATGGCTGACGTTATCTTGCTGGACGGCACGGCTGTTTCCGATGCTTCTGACTTTGGTGAAACAGATTCCGACACGGGCATATGGGTTCCAAAAGACCCTAGTGGATTGACATTTGGCACTAACGGCTTCTGGCTTGACTTTGCAGACGGTGGGTATCCCGGTCTAGATGTTCACTCCAGTGCAACGGGTAATGCGGATTTTGGTGTAAAACATCTTATGCACTTTGATGGTTCCGATGCAGCTACTTCCGCAACGGACAGTGGACTATCAGCGGCTTCAATAACTTTCACAGGTAATGCTCAACTTGATACATCTGTAAAGAAATTTGGAACAGCTAGTTTATTACTGGACGGATCGGGGGATGAAGTTTCCTTTACTTGTCCGGTCTTTGGGACGGATAACTACACGATTGACTTTTGGATTTACCCTCTTAGCTCCACTCACGACAACGCTGCTATCATGGGGAATAGGGCTGGAACAGGGGATGATTGCCTCATCATTTACTTTAAATCTGGTTCTAATAATCGTGTAGTAATGGATACCCCCATGACTGAGGTCCACCTTGGAAGTAGCTCGACAGAACTATCTATTAATACATGGTATCATGTCGCGTTTACTTATGATGGAGTAAATAACAGACAATTCATTAACGGTACATTGGTTGATACTACAGCTACCTCATTTAATCTCAACCGTACTGAGACTTGGAGAATAGGCCAAGACAATTCGGGCAACAAGCCAAACGATCTCAACGGTCACATTGATGAATTAAGGATCGTGCATGGTGTCTGCAAATGGACGACTAGTTTCACGCCGGAGACTTCAGCGTACTCAAATCCGACAAAGAATAATTCTTTTATACCTTCAAGCATGAGTGCCGCAAATGTAATTGCTGGCGAAAATCCAGTTAATGATGCGGATAATAACAAAGGCAACTACTGTACTTGGAACCCAGTGGCTAACGGAGGTGATGTTACATTATCTGAAGGCAATCGTGTAATGACCGCTCCAAATCCCAATGACAATAACTTTGTTTACGGCACTCACGCAATGCGTACTGGTAAGTGGTACATGGAATTTGGGTTTATCAGAGCAGTAGACTTTAACGACAGTGGTGTTTATCTCGTCGATCAGACTTTTGATTTTGGAAGTGATGGCCCTCATACAACTGCGTCAAATAATCAATGGGGGATTACTCTTGAGTCTAATACAGAGTTGGATTTAAGACACAATAATTCCAGAACAAGTAATAGCGTTTATACAATTCCAACTTGGGTTCATAGTGCTGATCGACTTTTGATGGCTTTTGATGCAGACAATAAAAAGGTTTGGTTTGGATATTACGATGCATCTGCAAGCCAATCGAAATGGTTGGAAAATGATGGAACAGTTGAAACCAGTCAGTCACCCCCTACTGCGGCACCTAGTTTTGCAACAACTGGTGTGGTTAGCGGCGAGGAATTTTCTGGTGAGGGATGGTATCTTTGCGGTCATTTTAATGATAATAACAATACTGGTAATAAAATGCGTATGTACGCACAGGAGAGTGAATGGGTAGGAACTGCCCCTAGCGGATTTAAAGCACTAGCTACACATAATTATGCAGAGCCTACAATTACTAAACCTAGTAATCATTATAATGCGGTAGAATATACTCTTTCTGGTTCAGCGGCCCAGACAATATCCCCCGGATTCGGCCCTGATCTTGTAATTATAAAACGCCGTAGTGGTGGTGGACAGCACTGGTCAGTTTTAGATAGTGTTCGTGGAACAGGGTATCTTTCGTGGAATGATGATGGTGATGAAGGTTGGGATGGCGGCACAAGTCCGATTAATGCGGTTACTGATTGGGGGCCAAGTTCGTTATCTCTGCAATCTGGCGGTAAATTTGCTACGGATTCGGCAGGGGATTACATAGCTTATTGTTGGGAAGCAGGGGGGCGACCAACTGCTACAAACTCTGTAGGCGTGTCAGATGGTGCAACAATGACGAGTGGCTCTGTCTTTAAGGGCGGTTCTGCACACAGTTTTACACCACACAATGACGCAACGATCTTTCCTGAAAAAATGTCGATAGCCGACCACTATGGTTTTAGCATTGTTCATTACGAAGGTAACGCAACAGCGGGGGCTAAAGTTCCACATGGATTAGATGCCGCACCTGACATGATAATTATGAAAAATTTTAGCGATAATGGACCCGGATGGTACGTTTATCATACAAGTATGGGTACTTCACACTATGTAAGATTAGAGGTCAATTCCGGATATACTTCTGAATCAAATTATGTTTGGAATGGTACTGCTCCTGATGATAATTTATTTACGCTAGGCGGTGGTAGTTCGTATGTAAATGATAGTGGTAAGGACCACATTGCTTATTGTTTTAAACGTACTCCCGGCCTTATTGGTATTGGTTCCTACATTGGTAATGAATCTACAAACGGACCACCAATAATTGTAGATGATGGAGCTTCTGGTTTTAGGCCAGCTTTTATTCTTGAGAAACGGTTAAACGATTCTAGCGGATCTGCGGCGGACGGGGCTTGGTATGTCATTGATGCCGAAAGAGTTAAATACAATCCTGTTAATCTTTCTTTTCTGGCAGATAGTACTAATGCTGATGTAACTGGAACAGCAAGCTCTGGAGCATTTTTAGACATTACCTCGAATGGTTATAAGATACGAGGTACAAGCTCTGGACAAGAGTACAATAGGTCAGGAACGTACATTTATTTAGCTTTTGCGGAATCGGCATTTGGCTTGAACAACAGAGCAAGATGATATGGACCCAGTTACCATTGCCGCAGGAGTTGCTGCATTTAAAGCAGCACAATCCTCTATTACTGCAATTAGAGAGGCATTAGATACGGCTGATGATATAAGTAGTATTAGTCATCATATTAGTGATTTATTTCATCATAGTAGAGAAGCTAATAAGGCATACCAAGCACAACACGCTTATAAAGAGAGTGTAGAAAAAGGAGAAATTAAGCCAGACGAATCTTTACAAGAGGCCATTGACCTGATGATCCATCGCAGGGAAATGTCCGAAATGATTAAAGATTTAGAATGGGAATTAAATAAAAAGTTTCCTACTCCTATGGGCGAACCTACAATGTGGGAGAATATTAAGAGAGAACAGTCCCGAATACAGGCTCTAAAGATTAAACAGAAAAGAGAACGGGCAGAAATAGCAAAACAAGAGGCAGAAGAGGCAAGAAAAAGATGGAAAAAGATTGGAATAGAAGCGTTAAAGTTTGGCTTTTTAATTATTGTAACAATGGGCATTGGATGGATGCTTCTTACTGCTTATGATACAGGACCAATTAGGTAGATTGATATGGAACTAACGGCTAGTCATGCTATTCAAGGTGTAATGGTTCTTGCGACTGTAGCTGGGGGGTATGCTGTTGTGAAAAGCAACCTTGCTAGAGTTATGGGTGACCTTGAAACATTTATGAAACGTTATGAAAAGCAAAAGGCAGACTTCGATGACAGACTAGATGAAGCAGAAAGCCAACGCGCCGTATTTACTAGTCAAATCGATGTATTAAAAGAAATAAACAGCGTTTCAGAACTTGCGCATCGTAACCGTGAAATGGCTACATTGTTAGCCGAAATGAAAGTAATGAAGAGTCAAATTGAACATCTTAATTCGATACATAATGGAAGTCATCCCGATACGTCCAAATAAGGGGGTAAAAATGGATAAAATACTGCGATGGTGGGAGGACACTTTTGGTGGAAACTCTGCTATATGGAATTTAGATTATGGTAAGATCATTATTATTTGCCTTTTGCTTTATCACATGTTTTGGCAGTAGCGTCCAAGCTAGCGAAAAAGTTTTCGCCGGATGGATACTGCACATGTTTATCTCCGGTCAGTTAAAAGAGTATACCCCACGGGGCGGCATGGCTGAGTGCCTAAAGGTAAAGCGTAAGATACTGCGCTCTCAAGGCCACGCTGTCGGCACAAGATGGGAGTGTGCAAAAGGAAAGTTAGTCTTGCGTAAGTATGATACGGGAAAAACAGGTGAGAAATGGTTACCTGTAGAGCACTTAGGCAAATAAATGGCTGAAGAAGCTGGCAGAGGTAGGAGAACAAGCGATCAGATAAGAGTAAGCGATAGCTCAGCTATTTCGATGCCCATACGCAACCTTATCTCTATCGTAGCCGCCGTGTCTGTGGGGGTATGGGGTTATTTCGGAGTTGTCGAAAGATTAAATAAGTTGGAAACATTTGAGCAGTTAATCCAAAAAGATTTGGAGACAGGGCTAAAAGAATTACAGGCGGATATCGCAAAAAATAATGAGTTTAGAATTAAGTGGCCTCGCGGTGAGCTAGGCCAAGCGTCTGCCGACCAAGAGCAGTATCTTTTAATAGAGCATCTAAGCGGTCAGGTAGAGAAAATACAGAAACGTATAGAAGAGGGTATGTCTAACGGTGTGAATATTACAAGACTGCAAACTGATATGATGGAAGTGCGTAGTGCGGTTGAGAAGCTAAAGGATAAACAGCGCGGTTTTATAAACGGGAGTGTAAAATAATGGTTGGACTAACAATGTTGTTATTAACTTTATTACTAGGAGTTTTATAATGCTATCTTTACTTGGGTCTTTACTTGGGTTTGGAACGTCTTTTTTGCCAAAAGTAATGGACTATTTCCAGGATCGTTCAGACAAGGCACATGAATTAAAAGTTATGGAAGTCCAGATACGTCAACAAAAAGAGTTAGCCAGCCAGAAATTGGAGATGGTGAATGTTGAAGCAGATATACGAGAAGTTGAAGCTTTACAAAAATCAATGCAACCAACGGGGGTGGCTTGGGTGGACGGTTTGCGTGGTAGCGTTCGTCCTGTTATCACTTATGCTTTCTTCGGGCTGTTCGTTTTCGTTGAAGTCTCCGCATATTACGCTCTCACTGCCCAAGGGGTATCTGGATTGGATGCAGTCAACGCCGTATGGGATGAGGACACAAAAGCTTTATTCGCCGCCGTTATCGCGTTTTGGTTTGGTGGAAGAGCTATCAATAGAGCAAGAAAATGAGGATCAACCAAATCGGGCTGGATATAATAAAAACTTTTGAAGGTTTTAGGTCTGAGCCGTACTACTGTCCAGCGGCGGTTGCCACCATTGGGTATGGTTCTACTCGCACCTTTGATGGCAGTCGTGTTACCCTACGTCACCCCTCGATTGATGAATCAGAAGCCGAGGAGTTACTTCTACGAGAGGTCGCTAACTGCGAACGTGCAGTCAGCCGCCTTATCAAAGTTGAGCTGAATGAAAACGAACATTCAGCGTTGCAAAGCTTTGTCTACAATTTAGGGAGTGGGAGGCTCCAATCCAGTACACTTAGAAGAAAAATTAATAGAGGCGACATGTTAGGAGCAGCTGATGAGTTCCCTAAATGGAGGAGAGCTGGGGGTAAAATTCTTAAAGGGCTGGTATTACGAAGAGAAGCGGAACGTAAATTATTTTTGAAATAAGTATAATGAGTGCTTAAAATTTGCGTTCTTTTTACATGGCCGACAAATTCTATTCCAAGGACCCTCTGATTCAAAAATTTGTTGACATCTTAAACACGTTTTGTTTGAGTACTGGTATCTAATTTCTGGCTTTGAGACTGTTTTAGTTGATTTTTTCATCTTATGCCCTTATAAAGACTTAATAGCGTCTACGATAGCCGTAGCCATCTGTTGTTTTTTCTGTAAGGCGGATACTACCTTTTTATCTAGTTGGGTCCCTATTAAATCAACATACGTAACAGGATAATTCTGTCCATGTCTATGATTTCTGGCCTCAGCCTGTACCCTAGCATCCAGATCATAATTGTTCTCATAAAATATTGTAGTATGACAGGGGTTGTTTTTAGTACCAAGCAAAGTATGACCGTATTTACCAGCCGTTAACTGAGCTATCATAATGGGGCAACTGTCATAGTTATTAAAATGTTCTTTTTCTATTTTTTGCGATTCTTCACTTTGATCCCCAATTAAATAGGCACTCTCATTTGCAGAAAATCTATTCATTAATAAAGATATAGATTTTTTATAAAACGCAAAAATTATAACCTTAGTATTAAGTTCTTTAACAATCTCCTCTACTAAGTTAAGTTTGGGGTTATCTTTTTCTTCTACTAGCTCGATTGTTTCTCCCTGCTCATCTATAATAAAACCAGAAGAAATTTGTTGTAACTTCATCATTTGCGTGATAACCATCGGTGCTGTGATGACTTCATCTTTAACATTAAGTACCAAGTCTTTACGCATGGTATTATATTGCAAAAGTTGATCTCCACGTAGTAGGTAATTCCTGGACGTATTGAGACTATCCGGAATATCAGTCCACTCGCATTTCCTAGCTCTAAAAGAGTGCTCATCTATCAACTCCGATAATTCTTCTTGGTTTCTAGCCCCAACGATTTGTTTACCTAGATACCCGCCCATAACACAAAATCGGTTTCTAAATGCGTATTGGTTTTTACCTACCAACTGGCCTATACATCTAAACTGGCCCCATATATCAAGTGGGGATTTAACTATAGGAGCACCTGATAGAATCCTAACGTACTCTGCTTCTGCAGATAATTTAATCATTCGTTTAGTTCGCTTTGCTTGGGGATTTTTAACGTGTATTGATTCATCTAGTACCAAATATACTTTTGAGTTCTGCAGTATTTTTTCTAAAAATTTACCCCCTTTTCCTAGTATAGCTTCATAGTTTATAGCTAAGACTGTAGGAGAGTTAGGCACTGCTGGCCAGATGTCAACTTTAATTGGTACTTCCCACTCTTCGGCTTCTGTAGCCCAAACTTCTTTTAAAGATTGGGGGCATACGATTACCATAACTTCTACTAAGTCCATTGAGTAAAGGTCTAAAAATTCGTTATAAGCTGTGGCTGTCTTACCTAGACCCATTTCCATAAAAAATGCAAACCCTCTACGTCCGTTAGCCTTATCTAAGGCTTTAGTCTGGACGGCATACGGGGTCCCTTTTAAGTGCCAAGGATACATATCAAAATCCCATATCGGTGCATAGGTAGGTGCGCGGCGTTTGATGTACTTTTTCGGTAAGTAAGTCAGGTAGACTTTCGTCTAGTTTGCCAGCTTTATCGACTAGGGTTTTACATAAGTTAGCAAATAAAAGGTGCACTGTAGTGTTTCCCATAGCCATTTCATCCGCCAGATACATACAAGCTTCAAATATATCCGCAACTTTAACTACCTCTATGCAGTATTTTTCTAGTGTAGTGCTGTTCGTCTGTATACTACTAGCCATTTGTCTAGGTATATTCATCATATAATCATCGCTTAACTTAAAATGGCGTTTGTATGGAGTAGGTATATCCCCGCTTATCATTTCTTCAAAGTCGTGGGTTAAAGCGTATTGGGAAATCCAATTAATATCAGATTTCTTCATTTTTATGTGTTTCGCTATAAAGACGGCGTACATAGCCACATAATAAGAGTGCTCTGCAACAGACTGTTGACGTATAGTTCGAATTATTGACCATCTAGGAACGTGCTGTAAAACTCTTGTTTGGGGGTCTAAAACGTTCATAATGAATATCCTGGAGAAGGTTTTACTACTTTTTTAAACGGGTATATAAGAAGTTTTCTGGCTTTTGCTTCTTTACACTCCTCATAATAAATTTGCCCCGTGGGCTTATGCCTATACATGTACGCAATAGGTATGTTATTTTCAGACCAAAGACCGTGGGACTCAAAATCTTCTAATTTTAATTCTATTTCTTCGGTAACTGTTTTTGTAACGTACGCTTTCATATTTACTCTCCGTTAATTTTTACGTCTGCCTTCAGATAACGTAACGTCTTCTATATTGGGGCCCCATCCAAACAGTAGTACGGGTTTTCCAGTTAGGCATTTTTCACTTTCATCCTCTATATCTCTTATTATTGCCGCTAGCTCAAATTCAGATACGTAATTACAAAAATTAAGAAATACAATACTTGGACGATTTGACATAATTGCATCTTCAAATTGTTGGCGGCTCCAAGTAAAAATTCGCCGCACTCGCTTAGTTACGGTGGTTAGCTCTTCTGGTACTCCTAATTTTTCAAAACTAGTTTCTTCCTGATCGGGATAAACATCGCCACTATACCCTAAGTTTGGAATAGACCCTACTCTAATAGGATGAGTTCGTACCGACATTGCAACGTTCCCTAAAAATCTAGGGTGGATGTCTGCATCAGCTATCCCTTGCCCCACCGTACAATTTCGTGATGTGCAGTAGGGGTAAAACATACTGTTAACAGACAAGCTGTACCCCTGCGGTACTTCAACCGATACCCGTGCCTTGTCCATTAAAGCCTGATTTAAATTTATTGGTGCCACGTTAAAGTAGCTACGAAGCTCAGGTGTATCTCTAGCAATTTCAGCC